ACGGATATGACTGATTACATTAAAGATGAAGTCAAAGCTCAAACTGAAACAGTTTTAAATGCACGAAATAGTGATCCTACGATTACTCAAGATGAAGTTAAATTCTTCAATGAACTGGCAAGTGGTAATTTGTCACACACCACTAAAGAAGAAGTAACACTCCCTGAAACAGTAATTACAAAGATTTTTGAAGATATTGCAACTGAACATCCATTCTTAGATTTGATTGGTTTGCAAAACACAGGATTGCGTTTGAAGTTTTTGAAATCGGATGCCGAAGGTGCAGCTGTTTGGGGTAAAGTATTCGGAGACATTCAAGGACAGTTGACGGCTACATTCAGTGATGATGATGCAACCCAGTCCAAGCTAACTGCTTTTGTAGCAATTCCCAATGATGTGGCTGAGTATGGCGCTCCATGGGTGAAGACATTTGTTACAACTCAAATTGAAGAAGCTTTTGCAGTTGCTGCTGAATCGGCATTTCTGACTGGTGATGGTAATAATAAGCCAATCGGACTGAATCGTCAGGTGCAAGCTGGAGTTACTGTAACGGGTGGAGTTTATCCAGAAAAAGCATCAGCAGGAACGATCACTTTAGCAGATACTGCTACTGCCAAAAAAGAGCTCGGAGGTATTGTTAAAGCATTGTCTAAGAAAGAAAATGGCAAACCATATGCCGCAAAAGGAAAGGTGATTTTAGTAGTTCAGCCAGGAGCATCAATTGACATGGAAAGTGCAATGACAATGCAAAATGTCAATGGACAGTGGGTATTGGCCTATCCGTTTGGATTGCAGGTAATTGAATCAGTGTATGTCCCTGACGGAAAATTGATTGCTTTTGTGCCTGATCGTTATGATGCTTACAGTGCAGGTCCGGTTGCAATTAAACAGTTTGATCAGACGTTAGCTCTGCAAGATGGTCTTTTGTTTACAGCTAAACGCTTTTTTTATGGCAAAGCTGATGATGATAACACTGCTAAAGTTTATGCTTTGTCAGTTAATGGCAGTGCTGCAACAGACAGTGGATCAGGTAGTACCAGCGGGAAATAGAGGTGTAGTCAATGGCACTGATTGAGGAATTCAAACAACGGATTCACATTTTTCATTCGGTAGAAGATGATAATTTAAATCGAATCCTAGAAGCATCACAAGCTGCTGTTACTCGCATGACCGGCGTTAATGATCTTAATAATCCAGAATTTAAAGAGTTAGTTTTGGAACGCGGAAGGTACGCATACAATGATCAGCTTGAATTTTTTGAAGAAAATTTTCAGTCAGAGCTGTTAGGATTGTCGGCTGAAAGTTTACCTGGTGATGACGATACTGAAGACATCTATGATAATGATTCTAGCGAAAGTGATGGTGATAGTGGTGGCAATCCGACCAATGTACCAGTATCAGAAACCAACACTCAAAACGAGTGATTTTCGAATTCCGGTTACTTTTTTTAAACCTGGTGATTTAGATTCGCCAGAGCCGGACTCAGCTGGAAAAATAGAAGTGTTCAGTTGTTTATGTCACGCCTATAGTCCATCAACCAAAGATATGACAATACTTGACACGCATGGAACACAGCGCGGTTTGACGATCGATATTCCAGATACTAAAGGTGAATTTATCCCAGATAATTCAATGACGGCAGTTATCAGTGATTATCGATATACAGCAGGAAATGGATTTATTGAATGGAATGTTGTTCAGGTCAGGGATGATTTTGAAAAGAACTTCTCAATTAAAATTATTCTGGGGGTGAGTGAATGAACGTTACGATTACAGGTGTTGATGAGGTTCTAGCGAAACTTGAAAAACAATTTTCTAAGGGTAAGTTGACTAAGATTGAAAATGAAGCATTAACAATTGGTGGCCAATATGTAGCCGTTAGTTTAAAGAGAGCAGTATCAGCTTATCGCGACACTGGCGCAACTGTTAATGAAGTTAAAGTTGATAAACCGCAAATGCGAGCTGGAGTACGTGATATTAAAATCGGTTGGGCCGGAGATGGATCTAAGCAGCGTTGGCGTTTAGTTCATTTGAATGAATTTGGATATACCCGGTTTGGCTGTACTTATTCTCCTCGTGGTCTTGGAAAAATTCAAGGTGTTTATCATGATACAATGCCTACTGCTAAAAAATTACAAGCTAAGCAATTAAGAAAGTTAGTGAAATAATGAAAGATATGTTGATGCAGATTTACAACTCTTTGCTAGAAAATTCAGCTATCAAAACCAGTGTGTATGATGTTACTTCAAAAAAACATAATATTATGTTTTATGACACACCGGATGGTAAATTGCCGGATACTTTTATTTTAATTCGACCGATGCGCCCCCCACAGGCAGCTGTTGAGGGAAGTGACCAAATATTAGGCACTGATTTAAGATATCAGATTGATGTTCAGTCGATGGGCAGAATGAACTGTAAAAATTTGCAGCATGAAATCATAGAGCAAATGGAGTCGTTAGGTTTTTCTCGTATGACAGGCAGCGAGAATGAGCTTGACGACTATTTTAGTGATACAAAGCATTATATTGATGCCAGAAGATTCGTTTACAAAAAAATTTATGATAATGATTATTAGAAAGAAGGAAAATTAATGTCAATGTTTATTGGATTTAAAAGATTACGGATTCAGCCATTGGGAGAAGATTTGAAAGCTAGTGGGGATCAGATCGTTATTCAAGGTGATCCTAATAAAGGTGCCACGATTAAAGCCGAAGTTTCCGGTATTTCTAAAGACCCAACAGTCGTATCGGGGTCAAATGTTGGGTATTATACATCACGCAAAGGTGTTGGAACTCCTAAGATTGATTTTGACTTGTTGGATGTTCCGCTTGATTCTGAAACAATTATTTTAGGTCGGGAGAAATCGACGAACGGTGTCCAATATACTGGAGAAGAATCAGAAGCTCCCTATTGTGCAATTACAATGGAATCAGAGGACGGACAAGGAAATGTTGCTCTAGTTGGCTTCTTTTATGGTGTATTTTCAAAAGACAAGGAGACAATGAATACTAAAGAGCAGGGAGAAACGTTTAAGCCAGATGCTGATTCATATACCTTTACTGCTTCAGGTTCGAAACAAACAAGTACGAATGGAAAATACATGGCTAAATATGCGGGAAGTTTAACTGCGGCTATTTCGGAATTGTACAAAAACGTATTATTGTCTGATCCAACAAGTTCTCCAGAGAATGCACAATCAACACCGGCTAATCAAGGTTAATTACATTTAAGGGTTGCTTATGCAGCACTTTATTTTTTAGGAGGTAATTTTAATGTCAAAAATTTCAATTAAATTACGTGGTAAAGACGGTAAAATGAAAATTTACGAGCAGATGTGGGTACCAACACGAAAATTGTTAGAAGCAATGGAGATTACGTCGGACAATTATCCAAGCATGGTAGACATAAATCATAAACAAGTTGAATTTATTGCCAGTTTATTTGATCAAAAAGAAGTAACAGTGGATGCGATTATGGATGGGGTAGCGGCTTGGAAATTCAATGAGTTTGTAGATGGAGTTTTGGATCAATTAATGGGTATTGACCCAAACTCACAAAAGGAAGAAGAATCTCAAGAGACCAAGCCAAAAGCTTGATTTATTCGTTAGTTCGTTCAATTGTGACGAATCTTCCTGGATATTCAATTAATGATGTACTTGATACTGATTTTGACGTGCTTATTAAAGTTGTCAGCGAAGAAAAAACAAATAGAAAAGAAATGTCACTATTTGAATTTATCCAAAATACGTAAGAAAGGAGGTTACTAAATGGCAGATGAAGTTTTAGGTAGGATGGTCATTGAGCTAGGCTTGAAAGATAGTGCTTTTAATCGTGGTATTGCTGGGACTAAAAAGGCAGTTAGAAACTCAATGTCGGAAATGAAATCAATGATGGCAGTTGTTGGCCAAGCTGGGAGTAAGTTTGATGTTTTAGCTGCAAAACAGCGTGGTCTCACTAAAGTTCTTGAAGCTCAAAAAGCTGAAATGGCTGCTTTGCGTAAACAATACGAAGGATCCATTACCGCGACTGGCCAAGCTACTAAAAAAACAGCTGATTATGCTCGACAATTTAATAATGCGTCAACTAAAGTGGCATCTTTAAATAGCCAGCTTATTGCAAATGCAAAAGCAATGGCAGCAGCTAAGTTTGAGACAACAGGTTTTAGTGGAAAATTAAACAGCTTTGGAAAAGTTGCTACTAAAGTTGGCGATCGAATGAAAAGTATTGGTGATTCTGCCACTACAAAATTATCAGTACCACTTACAGTTGGTTTTGGATATGCTATGAATTCAGCAGTCAAGTTTAATTCTCAAATTTCAAAACTTGGTCCTTTGCTAACAAATGGTGCAACCGTCACGAGCAAATATAAGGCTCAATTAAATCAACTAGGTAATGCATCGAAAAAATGGTCAATGCAATTTGGAGTCTCAACGAATTCAATTAATAATGGAATGGGTGAGTTGATTCGAAAAGGCTATTCTGCTAAACAAACTTTAGGAGCAATGCCATCAATTTTAAATGCTACACGAGCATCTGGAGATGATTTTAATGATGTAATGCATGTTTCAACTTCCGTGTTGGAACAGTTTGGCTTGAAAGTTAACTCAACTAAAGGAATGGTCAAGAACACTTCCCGAGTAACTGATACTTTGACAGACGTTGCTAATCGAACAGCCGCAGGTTTCAAAGATATGGGTGAAGCAATGACGTATGTTGGGCCCACCGCTCACGCAGCTGGTATTTCTTTGGAACAAACTGCAACCGCAATTGGTTTGATGTCTAATCGTGGGATTGAAGGCACAGTAGCCGGTACTGCATTGCGAAGTGCTTTGACACGTTTAATGAAACCATCAAAGCAAAATGCTGAGGGTTTTAAAGAAATGGGGATTAATGTTGCTGATTTTAAGAAGGGAACATTAACGCTTCCTGAAATCATTGACAAAATCAACAATAATACTAAGTCTTGGACCAAAGAGCAAAAAGCATCGGCTATTGCGATGGCTTTTGGTACTGAAGCTCAAGCTGGAATGAATGCTTTGATTTCAGCCGGTGGTGATCAACTAAGAGATTATACCAGCAAAGCCAAAAATGCATCAGGTGAAACTAAAAAGATAGCTGATTCAATGAATAATACGCAACAGGCCAAGATTCAAAGATTTCAGCAATCACTTCATGTTTTGTCAATTGATATTGGTGAAAAGTTATTACCAACCTTTGAACCACTGCTTACTAAGGCAGATCATTGGATTCAGGCTTTTTCCAAAATGGACAATTCAACTCAACAAATGATCATTAAATCAGGGTTAATGGCAGCAGCATTTGGCCCAGTCACTAGCATTCTTGGTAGAGTAGTAACAATTAGCGGAAAATTTGCAACTGGTGCTGTTGGAATTGCCAGTTGGTTTGCAAAGTTAAGAGCAGGAAAAACTGCAGTTACTGAATTAGGATTGGCAAGCAAAGTTATGGGCGGCTCGACTGCAGCGGCAGCTGGTGGCTTAGAGACACTAGCTGGTTCAACTACAGCTGCAACTGCTTCTGTGTCTTTGCTGAATCCTGTAGTACTGGGGATTGGAGCAACAGTCATAGCCGGTATTGCGGTCTGGGAGCTTTGGGGCAAAAAAGCTTATGAATCAAGTCAACGAACTGGTCGTTGGGGTTCAGACGTTGGTCAACAAGCTGATTCTGCATTGACTAAATTTAAAGGCTTTAGTAGCCAAGCAGGTAGCTCGTTAACTGATTTTGAAAAAGCTAGTCAGACAAGTACGAAAGATGTTTCAAAGGATTTTAGTGATATGTATTCTGAAATGGAACAAGATTCTGCGGATACTATTAGTCAAATGAAGAAAGATCTAAAAGGATTACCGTCTTCTGTACAAAGTGATCTAAAGCAGGATATAAAGGATCGTCAAAATTACAATTCTAAAGTTTTAGCAAATGCTAAGACAGCCTATCAAAATGCAGAAACAATTTTAAAAAATCACAATGGCAATATGTCAAGTTTAAGTGATACTGAGCGTGCGGCTTTACTAAATGATCAGCAGCAAATGAATCAAGATGAAGTCAATTTGTTGAAACTTAGTGGTAAAACTAAACGTACTGTGATAGCGGCCTTGAATGGCGATATTAAGAACATGACTAGACGCCAGCGGAATGAAACGATTGGAGAACTTAATACTTCGATCAACAAAGAGGATGAATTGTACGATCAACAATCAGCTAAAATTACTTCAATGTATGAGAGTGGTCAATTGTCTGCAGCACAGTATCGAAAGGCAATGGAGGATCTTAATCAATCTCATGCGTCTATAACTGACAGTATGGCCGCTGCAATTTATCGTTTAGACAAGGCAAATGGTGTATCAAAAACTACAATTCAGGATGATTTGATGGCGGTAGGCTATTCTTACGAACAAGCAGCAGCAATTGTTAAACAGCAGAATAATGATATGAGTAGTAGTAATTCATTAGTTATTTCTGGGATAACTAAAATGAATAAAAAAGGGCAAGACGCTGCCAATATGTGGAATGGCCTAGTTTTTGATCCCAAAACTGGAAAAGTTAAAACAAATGCTCAAGAAGAGGTCAACCAGGCGGTTCAGAATTCTAAAGAATGGAATCAGATTCAACTTCTTGAAAGAAAAGGTAAAATGAGCAGCAATGCTAAAGCGATGGTTGCAGATGCTTTAATTTCTTCTGGAAAATGGGACAGTCTGACTTTTAAGCAACAAAAAATGTGGATTCAATCAAATGCAGGCACTGTACTTTATCAAGCACTTTCAGCTAGTGGTCAGTGGGGCTCGATGAGTTTTGAAGCGAAGACAGCAATTATAAACGCAAAGGGATTACCAGAACTAGCGCAAGCGGTTGTTAAGTATAATCTTTGGAACGCTTTACCAACAAAAGTGAAACAGCTTTTAGCTAGTGATGCTTCTGCTTCCAAAACACTCAGTCAAGCAGGTATTAATGTTAAAAAATACAATCAAACTAATCCAAATCATAAAGTGTTAACCGGGAATTCTTCAAGTATAAATAATGCGTCAGACAGTGGCAAAAATCATATTCATAGTTTTAATTATACAAATCCTATGTCAAAAGTATTTAAAGGAAATTCTTCAAGTGTTAGTGGAGCTTCCAGTAGTGGTCAAACCGCAATTCATAATTTTAATGGTACAAGCACACATGGAAAACATTTTAACGGTAATTCAAGTGGGGCAGTAAATGCATCGAAATCTGCAAGAAGTGCAATTGATGCATGGAATGCAATGCATCCACTGGTTCATACATTTACGACAATTTTAAAAACCATTAAACAAAAAGTTAAGGGCAACGCAACTGGAACAAACAGTCATCCAGGTGGGCCAATGTTAGTTAATGATCAGGCTGGCACTCGTTTTAGAGAATTAGTTGAATTTCCAAATGGTTATTCTTTTGTGCCTTATGGTCGGAATGTGATGTTAGATGCTCCACGTGGGACTAGAGTTTTTACTGCTTCAATGACTGAAAGAATGCTTGGCAAAATGCCACAATACGCAAATGGAGTAGGTATTCCTGAAAATGCAGGTATTTTAGCGGCGGCTACTAATGTGACGAATCAATTTGACGATTCTTCAAATCACAATTTAGTTAGTTCAACAAAAATAGACATGTCAGGGCTAGAAAACAGACTTGATCAAGTAACCAAATTGTTATTGCTGATTGCACAGAAAGATTCAAATGTGATTATGGATGGCCGTGCAGTTGGAAAACTGGTCACTCAGCATGTATCAAATAAACAAATGCAGAATGTTAGTTTAACGGAACGGGGTGTTTACGGTGGATAGATCAATTAATTTTGACGGGTTAGATAGTTTCTCTGATTTTGGAGTAGTAGTCCAAACTGCCAGTATTGGATTACCAGCAAAAAATAAAAATCGTATTCAGATACCTAATACTTCAATTTACTATGATTATGCTACAGTTTTTGGTGATGTCTACGCAGAAAGAACTCTAGAATATACATTCTTGATTTGCAATATTAACGCAATGACAACAGAAGAACTTGAACATGAAAAATTACAGTTGGCCAAGTGGCTAATGCCAGGTTCACAGCACGAATTGCGGGATTCGGTAATTCCAAATTATCATTTTACAGCAGAGGTGCAAAATGGTCCGGAATATACAGATAATATTGATTATGGACTTTTCAAAGTCAATTTTACTTGTTATCCTTTCCGGATTCGTGATGGTGCGGAAGGTGATGATATTTGGGATACTTTTGATTTTGACAATGATGTAGCGCAAGACACTTCATTTAGTGTTAATGGGACGATCAGTATTTTATTAATTAATGTTGGGGTTCAACCAGTTAGTCCAGAACTGGTAGTAACCGGAACTGTGGCAGTTAAGATTGGAGAAGTTTCGAAAACTTTAATTACTGGCACCTATACAGATACTGGCTTAGTTTTAGCTATCGGAGAAAATTCAGTCAGTTTATCCGGATCCGGAACAATTACTTTTATTTGGCACAAGGAGTTGATCTGATGTATTTAGTTACGATTTTTGATGGTAAAAGCGATAAAATTGGCAAAACAATTCATACTGACCGTTTTGGCAAAAATCGTTTAACGAATACAAAGGTGGCTAAAACAATTAATGCTGCAGCATCATTTCAATTCGATATTTTACCAGGTAATCCGGGCTATAATTTGTTAAAAGAGAAAATATCCAGAATTGAAGTTTTGAACGAAAAAAATAGAAAGTTAGTTTTTAAAGGACGAGTGTTAAGCATTCAGCCAACCTTTAGTAATGATGGAACACTATATAAAGAAGTCATTTGCGAATCGCAGATGGCTTTTTTGAATGATTCAATTCAGAGTTTTAAAAAAGTTCAAATGAAACCAGCTGATTTTTTCAAATATTTGATAAATACACATAATAGTCAAGTTGATGTTTCAAGGCAGTTTAAAGTTGGCCAAGTTAATGTGACAAATTCGACGGATTATTTATATTGCTATATTGAAGATGGGTTAACAACTTTCGCAGAAATAACGGCTGATCTGCTAAGTAACAATAATCTAGGTGGAGAACTGTGGATACGAAATGAGCCGGATGGAACATACATTGATTGGATTAAGGATCCTATCATGAAAGGTCAGCAGCAGATCTTACTGAACAAAAATATGCTGTCGTTATATTCTAAGCCTGATTTTTCAGGAATGACTACAGTACTTTATCCATTTGGAGCAACGATTGAAAGCTCAAATGATGCCAGTACTACCGATACGGCGAGTGATGTATCCAGTCCACGGGTTAATATTTCAAATGTGAATAACGGTAAGCCTTATCTTGAAGTAACTGATTTGATAAATAAGGGATATGATCGTATTTCTGGAACAAAAACTTGGGATGATGTTCATGATTCAAAAATTTTGCTGACAAAAGCAAAAGAATATTTGCAAAGCTTTGAATCAATAAAAATTGGCTATGAACTAGAAGCGGTTGATTTATTTAGCATTGGACTAGCGCCTGATGATTTTGATGTTGGTAACTACTATCATGTGACAAATCCATTACTAGGTGTTGATGATTGGCTGCGGATGATTAGTGTCACGCTTGATTTAAATGATCCAATGAAATCAAGTTTGACAATTGGAGATAGGGATGTTTCTTTAAGCGAGTTCCAAGCCGAAACTAAACTTGCAACTAATGAAATTACTAATTTAATTAGTCAGTCAAAATTGCAACAGCAGAGAATAATAAATTTGAATGCAAGTATGCAGAAAGCACAAGAAACAATTGATAAACAGCAAACAGCTATCAAAACGCTGTCTGATGACAATACTAAAATTTCAGAAACCTTAGACGAGCTGTCTAAGAAAGTTGATTCAAATACGACTCCTGGTGTGGTTACTGAGGCTGTTAACGGTGATTGGACAGCAGCAATCAAATACGCTGCATATCTGATGGAAGTCACTTTAACAGAAAGTTCACTGGCTACGATTAGAGCTCGAATACAACAGGAATCTGGTGGAAGCGAAACGATCGTTAATACAACTGATTCAAATGCACAAGCAGGACATCCATCGATTGGCTTACTACAGTACATTCAGTCAACATTCGATGCTTGGTGTTTAGAGGGCTATACAACGATAACTAAAGGATTTCATCAGTTACTAGCATTGTTTAATGATTCGAATTGGCTAGCTGATATTTCAGTATCGGGCGGCTGGGGCCCAACTGGAACAAAGAGGTTTACTAAATTGCCGGTAGCGGCTTAGAAAGGAAGATGATTGAATGCAATTCATAATGACTGTTTTACTAAGTGTGTTTTTATCAACATTAATTAATTGTGTTTTAATAAGAAAAACCTCAGAAGTTTTTGCTTCTGAGATCAAGAAAATACTTACTCAATACAATAATTTTTTCAAAAAGCATCTGGAATAATTATCTTTCCTAGATTTTTAGCTAAGTCTGTTATTTCAATTCGTCCACGCATAAGTTCAATTTTTCCAAATTGAACGTTAGGTATCTTATAACTCTTTTTCACTTCAGGTGTTTGAAAAATGAAGTTATAACAATTTTCAAAAGTACCAAATGGTAGAAATCTACTACTATTATTTTTATCACGTTCTTTTGAAACCAATTTAATTTGACCATTTAGAGGTAAGTTTCTTGAAATTCTAATTAAGCCTAATCTTTCAAGTGATGACAAAGATGTACTATTTTTTTCAACTGAGTAACCAGATTCATCATGTATTACGATTGTATCTTTAAAAATAATTGAGTAACCTCCATTGGGCAAAAATTGTCGTTGTACATTTACTAATGGGAGAAATGAATAAAAGGCACGTGAGGTTATAGTAAATATTTTTTTGAATAAAAGTGCATCATCTGAACTCATCTCTTTAAGTATTTGAGAAAAAGAAGGATGAACTGAATTGTTTTTACGATTATCTAAAATGCCTGCAATTAAATTTATATAATATTCTGATAAGCTTTTTTCAGTAAATCTATATAGAGAATCCTCTAAAGCTGCCAAGGCAAGTCCTTGTTTAGAAGAATCTCTATTTTCTTTTGGAATTTTTGCAGTTTTTGAATATAAATTTTCTTCATAATCTTGCAGATTTTTTTTCGACCATATTCCAAGCTTTATTGCCGGATTAGCGATTATTGAGACTATTCCATTAAGACCCTCCCCCAATGTAATTGATGATGGACCAAGTAAATTTTCAATTGTTGAACTCGGTAATTTATTAAACCAAATTGATAAATTATGGTTATCCATAAGTGTACATCTCCTAATTTTTAACTAAAGTATAACAGAATTTGAGAAAGGAATGATAAGTTTTGTCAACAAATTATAGAGACAATACAGCATTAACTGATGCACAAAAAGCTAGTCTAGTAGGCTGTGCTACTGCGATTCGTACAAAAATGTATGGCAAAGATGTGCGTGATGCAATCGCCAGTGCGATTGAAATGGTTGGGGCTCCGGGGGTTGACTCGTACTTTACACCCAAGGGGGTCAAGGCGAATTTAGCAGCACTTCAAGCTGCTTATCCAACTGGAACTGATGGGATATGGATAACACAAGATGACGGGTATTGGAACTTTTGGGACGGAACAGCATGGGAAAGAGGAGCTCAATATCAAGCGCCGGAAAATCCGGACAAGTCAATTGATTTAAATATTTTAAGTGGAAAATATAACGTAGCAAATTCAACCGATTCAACAGTTTTTTTGAATAAAAAGGTGGTTGAATATCAAGATGGAAATGTAGTTATGCAAGACTCAGTTGGGTTAGAGGTCGTTAAATATACCTTAAACGAAAACGCAGATAGGATTGAAATTCCTCTGCAAGGATTAACACTATCTTCTATATTTTTTCTTGGATATTTTTCAGTTGATGATGATATTGCTAACTTGATTAAGTTTGATACCAACGATTTAGCAAGCAGTACGGCAAAATCGATCGATGGATTAATTGACGTGCTTGGTGATAAGCTTGTAATCTATCAAAAAAATTACAAAAGAACATATGACAGACCGGTTAATCACATCTACGTAACAATCCCAACCGATGGAAAAATCTATGAAATTAGAAACAGACTTTACGATTTAGGCTTAACGGATAATAAGATTGATTCAAGTTTATTAATCAATCAAACTGAATCTTCTCTAAAAAACAGAAGCAAGCTTAATCAGTTTAATATTCAATTGATTTCTGGCTCTATTTTAGGCGCAGATGCAAATGGCAATGTTCAAATAGGCAATGATGTCAATCAAAAATATGCAGTTGTTTCAAATAATTTAGCCGGAATTTTGGTTGTTCCATTTTACTCGAATTTTGCAACTAATCAATTCATTTGTTTAACAAACGATTCTGGCAAAGTTATCTACAAAATCAGCTATAGCAAGATAGATAGTTTTGATGATATAACTTTAACAAGGTTTTTCTCAAAAAATGGGGATAGTGTAGCTATTAATCTTGATATACTTAGAGCTAGGATTGGCGACTTTAGCAAAATATACATCGAATTTCCAAGTTATGCGGAGAAAGACGAAATAAGCGTCTATCAAAAAAACAGCCTAAGTAGCTATGACTATCAGCCTTGGCTAAAAAAAGATGAAGATTATCCGTCGTTATGCACAGGAACTCAATGGGGTCAAGCTTCGTTCGGGTATGACACTTCTACAAAAAAAATAACCTTTTCTGGTCATGATGGCTTTTTTGTTAAAACATATACAAATCCACATCAAGGGAAAATGTATATTCCTTTTCCAAAAACCATGGAGGTTGATGGGAAATATGACTACTCTCAAGCAGTATATACACTAACGAGCGATGGAAAAGTGGGGCAAAATTGGTATTACAATGATGTTGGAGAAATCAATGTTGATTCAATCGGATTTTTAAGCAAAAATGGGAACGAGCTTGAAATCGATTGGAGTGCATTAAATTTAGCTTCGCTTGTCCTAATTTTGCCGTCAAGTATGGCTTTTGATTACTACGAAAGAT